TTTTTGATTATATTACCAAAAACAATTTAAAAGGTAATTTAATAACTTCTGAAATTTTTTTTAAGAAAATTTCATTTCATAATTTACTCAATTTAGCAAATAGAGGAATAAAAATTAATCTCTGTATATCTGATTTAGATACAGTTAAAAAAAATACCAACTTAATAAATAATTATGTTGATGTATTTAATAGCGAAAATTCTTATTTAATATCAATTAATGATATAAAATATACAGTTAATAAAAAAATTATTTATTAAGAATGTCTTACAATAAAAAAAATAATTTATTCAAAAATGCTAGATCATGATAATGTCTCCCTAATAATTTCAGATATTGATAATACTATCGTTAATATATATCTTGATTTGTGTTATGGACATAGACACATATTACAACACTTAAATTATAAAAAATTAATGGATTTGTTACTAATGTTGGATATGTATCCTCTGAATAATTTTAAATTAAAAGAATTAGAATATTATATTTGTAAAAAATATTCTAAAAATAATATATATGATAAATTTCTTAAAGATATTTGTCAGACATATAAATTAAGATATTTACTAAGCTTTATTCAAACAAATTGTCAAGTTAGTGATTCGTCATTTTTTTATAGTATAATTTGTTCTAATTCAGAATATAAAATATAAGAGAAAAAAAAATGAAATAATGGTAATTTGTAAATATACATTATTATCATAATTACAAAAAATGAATAAAAATATTTTCCAATATCAAAACATATATTTTTGTAATGATCTCATTGATATTATAATTAATACAAATTTGATTGGATATTTTAAATTAAAAATTAATTATTTTATAAATATCAATAAATATTTTTTATCAGCATGTAAATTTAACAATGTTAATATTGTTAGATATCTAATAAAAAATTATAAGATTGATATTTATCATAAAGATAAATATGGTAATAATTGTTTATTCTATGCTTTATGTAATAGTGTTGATATGATTAAATATCTAATATCAAATTACAAATTTAACATTAATATTGAAAATAATTTTGGACACGATTGTCTAATGTTTGCTTGTTCTGACTTGAGGAATATAAATATTACCAAAAATTTTAAAATGATACCTTATAGTAATTCTATCCATAGTATCTACTATGATAATCATTTGATGTATAAAAATAGTGGAAATTATAAAATTAACAATTATTCGAATAATTTGGATATTATTAAATATCTAATTGAATATTGCAAAATTAATATTGATCATGTTGATCATATATTCAATAATTGTCTTATATATGCATGTTGGTATAATTCTGATATTAATGTAGTAAAATATTTAATTGAAGAAAACAAAATGAATGTTAATTTTAAAAATATATATGGGAGTAATTGTTTATTAGCAGCATGTAATAATAACCAAAATATTGATATAATTAAATATCTTATCGAAAATCGAAAAATGGACATAAATATTAAAAATGATTTGGGTAATAATTGTTTGTTATCAGCTTGTCTTTCTAATTCGAATATTAATATAATAAGATACCTTATCGAAGATCTTAATATGAATATTAATTACAAAAATAAAATTAATAGTAATTGCCTATTATTAGCATGTCAAAGTAATGAAAATATTGACATAATTAAATATCTAATTGAGGATTGTGGAATGAATATTAATTTCACAAATAATGTTGGCGTAAATTGCTTACTTAAAGCTTGTCACGATAACCTAAATATAGATATTTTAAAATACCTAATTGAGGATTGTAAAATGAATGTGAATTATAAAAATAAAGGTACTAATTGTTTATTAATGGCATGTGATAATAATTCTAATATTGACATAATTAAATATTTGGTTGAAGATTATAAAATGGATACGAATATTAAGAATATTGATAATGATAGTTGCTTATCACTTGCTTGTAATAATAATAAAAATACTGATATAATTAAATATTTGATTGAACATTGCCAAACAAATATTTATGAATTATTAGTTGATGAAATTAGTATTGATAACTTCAATTTCTTAAGAAAAACTGGTTATATTAATTTTATAAAAAATGCAGCAAATAAAAATTCTATTAATAATATAATTACAGAAAATAATTTTAGTGATGATAATATAAAAATTATTTTTGATTATATTATTAATAATAATTTAAAAGGTAATTTAATAAGTTCTGAAGAGTTTTTCAAAAAAATTTCATTTAATAATTTATTAATTCTAGCAACCAAAGGAATTAAAATAAATTTATCATTTTCAGATCTTAACTCGTTAAAAATGATGTACTCTATGAATTGTTATGTTAGTGTATTTAATAGTGAAAATATCTGTTCAATATCAATTAATGATATTAAATATTTTGTTAACAAAAAAATCATTTATCAAGAATGTAACATGATTAAAAAAGTAATCGATTCACAAATATCAGAATATAATGATATTTCCTTAAAAATCCCTGATATTAATGATAATATAATTAATATATACATTAATTTGTGTTATGGACATAAATATGTTTTGCAAAATTTGAATTACACACAATTAGTGGATTTATTATTGATGTTAGACATGTATCCACTAAATAATTTCAAATTAGGAGAATTAGAATATTATGTTTGTAATAAATATTCCAAAAACAATATTTATGACATAATCCTAAAAAATATTTGTAAAAAATACGAATTGAAATATTTGTTATCAATACTTTATAATAAAAATTAATATTTAAAATAAAAATTATAAAGATTTTAAATATTCTAACATTACTTTATATCCATCATTAAATAGTTTTTCTTTTATTGTATGATCAATGGAAAAATTTATTACACTTATATTATCGACTTTAACCGGTATTGTATATTTTTCATATCCTCTTGTAGAATTTGATGTTATGCCTTGTATTAAGCAATCAATTACATTTAATAAATAATTTTCAATATTATCAAAATTATCTATTTTATCTTTAACTTCAGATAAATTTATTCCAATTACTTTTTCGAGTTGATTATCAAATAATTGAATTGGATAATTATCAAGACAACCTCCATCAATAAATAATTGATTTTGGTATTTTACCGGAACAAAATATATTGGTATTGATATAGTCATTCTTAAAGCAATTATTAATGGTAGTTCGGGTTTAGTCATGTGAGAAAAATAATATACTTTTTTGTCATTTAAACATACAGTAGTAATAATTAATGTTTTATTTGTCATTTTATATAAATCTGATAAAGTAATATATGGATCAATATTTTTTGCAATAATTAATTTTTTTATTACTAATTCCATTTTTTTTCCATCGTCCAAACCAAATAAATTTAATAGATTACTTAATTCTAAACTTTCTAATTTTTTAAGATTAATACCATTAAAAAAATCATATAACTCTTTTGGCAAATAGCCTATTATTAATAGTGCTGATATTAATCCGCCAATTGATGAACCAGCATATGTATTTATATTGTAGAATATATTATGTTCACATAATACATGTAATGCTCCCAAATGTGCTAATCCTTTTACTCCACCTCCACTTAAAACTAAGATTGTTTTGTTAAATTTTTGGGTATTTATTTCTTCAGTTAAAAATAATTTATCGAGCTCTTCTTGAAGATTTTTTTCTGTTATCATATTAAATATATAATTAATATTATTTTTTTAAATTTATAACAAATTTAATAATATTTTAGAAAACATAATCTTCTGGAGTATCCATTGCCCAACTAAATTTTTCCTGTAATGTTTTTGGAAATAATTTATCTATTGGAATATTGTGTCTTTTCATAAATGCAACTGTAATTCTTGGATCAATATAGTTAACTTTACTTGTTCCTAAAGAAATATTTTTTAATTGTAGTTTTAATTGTTTTTTGACTTTCATAGACTTTATTTTTTTTTTGATTTTTCTTTTTTTTTCTGGACTTTTGGCTTTTCTTAATTGTTCACGTAGTCTTTTGATTTGTCTATTAATTTTTTCTATTTGTTCTGAAAAAGATTTTGATATATTTTTTTGATGATTACATAATATAGCTACTGTTGCATTTGCTTTATTAAATTCATCTAATAATATACTTATTTTATCATCACCTTCGTATGTATCATATTTTTTTGAAATTTTTTGTAATTCTTTTTGAAATGTTTGTGATGCTCGATAAGTTCTAAAGACTTTTGCACTTAGATTTTTCATAAATGTTTGTAAATATTTGTTGACATCATTTGAATTAATTTTATCAAATAATTTATCATCTAAATTTTTGTTTCTAGAAAATTCTTCTATGTTATTATAAACTATTGGATCCACTTTGACCACATTCTTGTATGGAACTGAATCTTTCCCTAAGAATGATAATAATACTCTATCATCTTCTAATAATTTTACATTTTCTATTTTTAATGTGGTTACACCAACAGTATCAGCTGCATCTTCACCTTTTTCATTACCAACACGTAATGCCAAATTATCGATAAAATATAATGCTGTGGCAATTTGTCTTGTAAAGATATCATCACTAGTTAGATTTTTTGTATTTTCTTCTCTAATTAATCTTATCTTTTTTTTTAATTTTCTAGCCAATTCAAATTTTTTTATATCACTTTCTGCTTTAAATTCTGATTGTGAACTTAGCCACACATATTTAAGCTTATTAGTTATGTCATCTTTCCACGACGCAAGCCATTCAACATATTGATCGTGAATTATTTCACCCCAAGTATGTCCTGGTAATGTTTCTGGTATTGGAGCCTCACGTCCTATGTTAATTGTAACATCTTCAGGATATATTCTCCTTTTGACACGACCTAGTTTCGGATTACAGCCCCTACCAATGAACAAACCTATTGGTTCTACTCTAAAATTTCCGACTTTTTGTTTCTTACCATCAACAATAGCATATTTGTATTTTTCTTCTTCTTGTTTCCTTTTTTCCTTTTCTTCATGTGATGTCACTTTTTTTCTCTCTTTTTCATCTAGTATGTGTTGATATATTAAACTAAAATCACAATCTTCTAACGATTTAATTTCATGATCATCTCCTAAATATTTTTTCCAATCATTCCAAAAATTTTTATTAAATGTTTTATTTTTGACATAATCAGTTTCAATATATTTTGCATATAATGTTGCGATTTCCTCTGATTTTTCATCTAAAACAATTTCTCTTCCTTGGTAGATAACAGGAACTCTATGAGGTTCATATTCGGGAGGAAATAAAACTCCATTATGTTCTAATGTTGTCCATTTTTTTTTTGCACCTCCAAATTGTTTATAAAGTAGATACGCTGCTAAAAAATATTTATTTTTAATATCATCATTATATTTATTGTAATTAATAAATTCATCATAGCCATAATGTTTATAATTTTTATCACTTTCATCCATTTATTTGAAATTATATAATATCATTATATTTAATTTTCTTGAATATATTATTATTGATTCTTATTTTAAGATTCAAAAATTAACTAAAAAAAAAGAAAAATAAAAATAAATTTTAGATAAATCACGCTTTGACAAATTTACAAAATTATTTAATTTTATGATTCGG